GCTTGATTACACTCAAATAACATCAAGCTCCATGCAATTTAATTAAGTCTTGCATATCAAGTCCACCTTTTTTGGCCGCTTCCTTCGTCAGGCTAATATCACGGCCTTTTCCTTCCGCTTCTATGCCTGCAGTCTTCAAGTCTTTACTGGTAGCGCCAACTACAGAGGCTGCCTCGTAGTCTTTGCCCAAGTTGCCCATTTTATGTTGCAGCTTTTCAGCATTCTTTTGTCCTTCGAGGAATTCCACTAGCCTTTCGGGTTCTTCGTACAAATCGTCGGTGGGTTGATTTTTTGCTTGGGACAGCAAATTCTTAAAGTATCTGGCGTACCCAAACATTTCTGCCTGTAAATAAGTAAGTTTAATGACGGGCTTTCCAAAAAAGGTCATAGGATTATCATCACACAAATAAAAATAATTTAAAAAAAATGGAGATAATGAGATTCTTTTTAGATTCATTTCTATATAATATTTGGTTGCTTCATTATACTTTGACATTAGTTCATGCAACCCCCGAAAAGATACATCTTCAAAGTCTTTCTCGCTAAAAAAAAGATTTTTAAATTCCTTGTCTTTATAAAGAGAGGTATACATATAAAATTCATTTAATTTTTTGGACGCGTAAGCTTCTGCAGTAAAACCCATGAGTTCCATTTTTTCTTTTCTTAAATCGTTAGCCTTTCCAACGGCCTCGTCTATTTCTTTGTTAATTTGTTCTATCTGGGAATCTAAATAGAGTTTACCTTTTGTTGACCGCATTCCTCTTATAGACAAGTCTAAGTCGGTTAATTTCTGTTCTTCTTTTTTCGTCCATATTTCTTCTTTTTGCAGGAACTCGGTCTGTTCTTCTTCAGTGGGCAGGCCTTGACCTTTAGCCTTATCCAAGTGCTCTTGATAAACGTCATCCACTTCACCAGAAGCCCATGTATCTATGTGCTTGATATACATTTGACCAAAGGATGTTTCAATTTCAGTATATCCATTTATTATTTTTATATAAATAGATTTGAGCTCCTTTTTTGGCGCTTTGAGCGCGTCGTCTTTTATTTGTTTCATAACAAAGAAGCCCCACCCCGTTAAGGGCAGGGCTTGGTGAGATTAAGGAGCCTTGTCGCCTATACGCCCGCTTCGCCGACCGGTTCCTGATCCGTTTTATTTTCTACTTTTTCTACTTTTTCTTCCGATTTATTATTCTTTGACTTTTTCTTTTGTTTCTCTTCTGGAGCGACCTCCTGAGGAACATCCTCGAGCGTTTTTGGCTCTTCTTCCGGCTTCTCTTCCGGTTCTTTAGCGGTGTCCGCATCAAGATCTAGCGCTTCCTCCTCTGGCTCTGGGGCCTCTTCGTCAAGAGATTCACCTGCGCCGCCGTATTCAGGACTTTCTGAAGCTTCTATAAGCTTCTCAAATTCGTCTTTGTTGTTTGGCTTTGTGATATACCAAAAACTTACATAATAAGAAAACTTTCTAAGTATTTCTAACGAGGAGTCATCATCCCCCTCATCAATTTCATCATACCTATCTAACCTTTCTTCAAAATCTCCATCACCAAAAAATGGAACGTATTTCTCTTCGTCAAGGATATGTTTCTTTTCGTGGGCCAGTTGCAAAACCCACCAAAGGATAGCCTTATTTCTGGCTCTATTTTCTGCGGTTTGGTCGAAGAGGCTTGCCTGAGCCATTTCAAATTCTTGAATCTCTTCGCGAGCGGAAGTCAACTCCAGAATCAACTCTTTATAACGTTCTTGCTCGTCGGAGTTTCTTTCAGCTTCAGTCTTGACCGAAAGCCTTTGAAGTTCTGCTTGTTTTTCAAAAAGACCCATGTAAAGATCAGAAAATCTTTCTCTCTCTGTATCGCTTAAAACTCCTCCATCATTATTGAATCTTTTCGCAAGCAGGGCTCTAGTAAGTAGGCCGGCTTTGATCCCTTCGGAAAGCTTTACCCCATAAAAGAGTTCGGCCTCATCATACATTTTTCTAGTGGGCCTTCTTAAGGCAAATTCAGCCTCAAAAGGCTCTTTGACTTTGGTGCTTGTGGTTACCTCTTCGCCCTTGTCGTTCTTGACGGTTTGCGTCTCTTCGACCTCCCGTTCTTTCGAAGATTTAAATTCGTAAAGAGTTTTCATATTTTATCCTTTTACCTTTCTATAATAAATTATTTAAGAAAAACCTCAAATTTTTCTAAGTTTTCTTCTAGCTCACGAATGGTATCGTTTCCGTAATCTAGTATCCTTTTTCTTGATTTTTCGTAAGACTCGGAAGATATGCCTTCTTTTTCATCTCTCAAATCCTCTAAGATAAAAAGAAACTGTTTGTAAAGATTAGTGATTTTGCGGCGCTGCTGAAAGTACAGAAAGTCCTTAGCCTTGCCTTGCGAATTGATATCCATATCCCTTTATCCTTTTACCTTAATTATAACTACACTTCATTGTTTTTCTATGAAATAAAAAAAACCCCCGATTTTCATCGGGGGTGTGATAATTAAATTTATTTATTTAATTTACTTCTTACCACTCATGAACAACCCTCTGTCATTTTGCAGAGCGGAGCCAATCTGAGCACTGAAGTTCAGAGAGATACTCTTGTTGTCGCCAATAGTCGAGCTATAAGCGTGGCTGTCTAACTTAGCCTTCTTGAGGACATAAGCGCAATGCTTTGTCGAGCCACTGTCCAAGTTAACAACGGCGTCCCAATCGGAATCGTTATTAACGAGATTAGCCAAGTTGCCGGTTTCAAACTCGCCCACGAGAGCATCTACAGAGAGGCTCACGGTTACGGGGAATGAAATTTCCCGAGCGAAAGCGAACTTAGTACCCAGCCTGCTAAGCGGTTCCCGAGTAAGATCGAAACTCACATTGTAGTTTTGAATCTTAATACCCACGGTGCCAGTCTGATCAAGATCAGCGCCAAGCATGTGTGAGTTCAAGTTGTTTCCCCAACCAACACGATAGAAGTCTAGGGTGATGTCTCCCGGTTTCAACGTGGAGAGACCCTTAACGTCGGCAGTCGTGCTTGCATGACGTTCCGTGTCCGGCAAAGCATACTTAAGAGTGTCCTCTGCTGAGCCATCGGCCGGATCAACTTGCGGAGCAAGGTTACCCGTAGTTCCAACGTCAAACTTGATGTTCAATGCTTCAACACTCAAGCTCGCGGTCGGGAAGTCCCCAACGGCAGCTTCGGTGCTGTAAGAAGAAACGAATGCGTTACCAATGGCAACCACATCGTTATTAGTCGTACCTGTGTCAGTATAACCAACGGCATCTACGCCCTCTTTTACTACTTTAATGTAGTAATTTCTCTCATCAGTATTTCTCTCCAACATGCCGGAAATACAAGACACAAGATTGCCCCATGCAACGGCCGCGCCGTTGATGTGGAAACCTAGGAGGTCTTCATTTGCAAAGTTTGAAAGATAGTATGAGAAGTCAAGAGATACGGTAGGAGACTCGAGGATGACCCTGTCGATCGCAGCGAGCTCGCCGAATTGGTTAACGTCTGTACGTGTTAAGTCGAAGCCATAGTTTACGTTTTGAACGCGTGCCAGATTTTTTGGTCCTTGAGAAAGGTGAGGAAGCTCACTTACGTAAGTTCCTGCGGCGGCAGCGGGTCCAGCGTAAAGCGCTTCACTCTGGTAGATAATTCTATTTTTAGCCATAATTTAAATCCTTTTTTCGAAAAAGTTTATATAGTTCTAGTTACAGTTTGTTAATATTTTTGGGAACTTCTATTCCTGTCTAGGAAGTCTGATTTTCTCAACATCAAAGTCGATTATGGCGCTAAAAACGTCTGGGTTTTGGCTTTTAATTTCGCCTATGTAATCTATATTGAATTGGGAAACATTAACATCTTTGATCCAAGCATCGTCAGTTCCGTTAACGAGCCCAGTATAATTATATACACTAGTATCCCCATTGAACTGCCATAAATCTGACTTATATCCCCCCAAGGTGTTAAAAGGATAATCTCCTTCCTCTATAATGGGCAAGTTGGTTTTGTTCTGATCCTTAAAAATAGAGCAAACCGCGTCCAAGTTGAACTGAGAATCAGACAGCACGATAGCCCTAATATTCATTTGAGTACTGTCTTCGCCGCCCAAGGCCCAAGGCTCGTTGAACCCTCCGTTGTTTTTTAAAAAAACCGCTGGGTATACTAATTGATTAGTGTTTAACGCGGTTGGATTTTCGGAGGTTTTTGGTCTTAAATGGACCTTTGTTTCAAACAGAAGCTCTTGTTCTAGTTTATTAGTTAAATAAATATTAAAATCTTTTACAGCATAATCACCGCTAATGACATTAGATCCTTGGTCGGCAGAAAAATATGCGTGACCATTAGCATAGTCTATATCGATAAAATTATTTACTCCTTTTTTTACGAAAGTCCCGTTAACATATATCCCTGTCGGAATTTGGGGGTCTGCGGGCGCATTCGAAGGCACGGAAAAGTCAGAGACGATCTGCTTGAACGGAAGACCATATGTATAGTAGCCATGCCACTGGCCTTCTACCGAGTAAAACAGGGACTCATGATTCGTATAGGCTTCTCCCTTTTTTGTAAGGACGTGGTCAAACCACAAAACCATACTAGACATTATTTTGTTTTCAAATTGTCCTTTCATTTATATCTTTACTCCCGCTTTAAGTTTAGAAAACATACCCAATAGGTATGGCTGCCTTCTAAACATTAGCCCGGCGATGTAAGGAGTGCTGGTTTGTACACCTCCCCCTGACCTCGCTCCTTCAGTAGCCTTGTATATATAATAGCTTAAACCAGAAATTCCTCTAGATATACCCGTCGCCCAACTTCTGCCTCTTTCCCAAGGCATCGGAGCTACTTTAACTAGGTCTCTTTCGTCGGGCGTATAGCATTTGAACGTGTATGTCGCACCATATTTTTGCTTGATCACATGAGGGTTTTTTAGCATTCTTATAGATCGATTCAAGTATTGATACAGGGGGTTGATCGGGTCTGAGCTTTCCGAAAATCCGATGAACGTAAATAAATTACCCCTGCCCGTTAAGGTGCCGCTATAGTTATCAGAGTTCGGGCCAGACAATATTTCCTGAGTTACAGGATGGCCAATAAAGTCTGATAGAAGCTTCTTTTTTCTTTGCTGGAACTCGTTTTCTGCGCTTTCGCGCATCCTTCTTCTTACTTCTGCCGAGTCCATTGCCTTAGAAACTTCTTTCAAAAACTGCATTTTGTTATATCGAATAGCCATATTACATTGTTTGTTCTAAGTAAAACACATACCACTTCATCCCAAAAAAGTACTTTACGGTATCATAAGTGATGACATTGAAAGCTTTACCGTCTAACAGCACTTTTTCGGTGGTTCCTTTCATTATATATTCTTTGGCGTCTTCAAGGACTTTTATTCTTACCTTGCCCCTGCGTACGTCTAAATTTATGTCGCCAACTCGCTTGTCTGACTGTTGACCTATGCTGTCCAAATAACTTACCAGCCCCGGAAAAGTTTTGCTTTCAGGAATATATTCTATATTTGCGGGGGCAGAAGATTCTGCGTATCCAGCATATAGCTCTATAGCAGGATTTATTATTTTCTTTTTGGGCTCTTTGTGAATGACTATATCGCGCTTAAACGTGTCGAATATGTCTCCTAACACGCTAATAAAAAAATCTTTATCTGTCTGACTTAGTAGGTCTGCCATTCTTTGTGTCCCTATTGGTTAGCTCGGTTGCTTTCTTTATACGAACCAGTTGCGCCAGCGATGGTGTCGTCTCCGGCAACCTGAGAAGGAGAAGACTTGGTAATTTTATAAGCAGAAATAAGATCCATCAGCTCTTGATATTCTTGCCTCTTAAGAGAAGCGTAAGTCTTACTTTGCTCATTTTTGTTGATTTTTTTTACGCGCGTATCGTCTGACTCAATTTCGATTACGGTGTCAAGGCTGGCCGCGCCCATCGTGTTCCTTACTAGATTGTTGTAGTGATAGACCATGTACATTTTTTTCATGATGGCTTTTTCTTCTTCTCCTACCTCATGATCTGAGTCGCCCTCAGTTTTAACGATTTCCAAGTCTGTATTTATGAAATATTCTTCATGAATATGACTATTTAACGCCCCCATGTTAGCTCTAATCCAAAAAGTTAAAACAGGAATGTTCAAATCGCTTGGGCTACCCAGCTCTCTGTAAATTTCATCAGCTATATCGACAACCTTCATCTCAATTACATATTACACTGTTGATTAATCTTATCAAGGGCAAATTGTAGATTCTTTTTGATTCTCTCTTTTTCTTTTTCTGGAACTGTCTCTTTTTCTAACAGTTTTTGAAATAATTCACGACTTTCTTCATAGTTTCCCACCCAATAAGAGCATATAGACAATTCGTCTTCGAGCTTGTATTCGCTTATTTCTCTATCTATGAACAAAATGTCTCCTTTTGGATATGGTTTTTTTATAGCTTCTTTAGCTAGACCATAAGCGAAGTTATACATTTTTTCTTCTCTATAGAATTTGATTATTTCATATATGGCCTCTAGTCTTTGGGGCCTGTAATTGTAAGCTTGTACAAAAGCATCCACGGGGAATTCTTTCAGTTCGTAAGACAAGCAAGTCGCCCTCCTTAGAAAAGAATAATATACCTCCTCCTCCCAACCACCGTCTTCTATCCTTTCTTCGTACCACTTGATTGCTGAGGCGTAGTCTCCCGTGTCGTAATAAGATTGTGCCAGATAAAATTTATATCTAGAGTTGTCCGGCTCATCCTCTAACCCCTTTTCTAACAGTTTAATATCATCAAGGAATTTTTTTGGTCTTCTCGCTCCGTCACAAAAATGGAGGAAAGAGACAGAATAGCAAACCCCGACGTTCTTTTCTTCTTCCGAATGTATATGCTCGTGGGTCACCCCTTCGTAATGCCAATCCAGACTTCCTTTTACGATCCTTTTCTCGGAATAGTCCAAGGGTCCTTCGTTTCTCACAAAATGAGAATCTGCAGTCAGGTCATTTTTAAAGTTTTCTGCATGGACCTTTAAAACCATGTCCGCATCTAAAAGGAGTAGATAATCAGCCTTCCCCTTGGCTAGAGCCATCAGCACAGAGCGGTTTTGCCCGAAGTTAGACCAAGGCGTTTCATGGAGTTCGCCGGGTAAATCAGAGAGTTCCTCTAAAATAATTTCTTTCGTGTCGTCTGTGGAACCCGTATCACAAATAACCCAATAATCTATGTGGGGCTTTATGCTTTCCAAGCACCTACGTATGATTTTGCTTTCATTTTTTACAATTAAAGCAGCGCAAATAGTTTTCATAAACTTATTATACGCAAAAGATAGGAAAAATTAAATAAGTTCGTCTTCGCTCACTTCTCTGACGTGCAAATCCTCAAGAAATTCTGCCCAAGCACCCCAAGTTACCTTATCTTCTAAGACGTCTGCGCTGAGAGCATATTTATCATTTTCTATTTCCACGGGTATAAGACCCCTGTAAAGATGAGCATTCTCGTCGTTTAATTTGTCGAGCTCCGCCTTATCTTCTTTTTTCAAAATTATCATTTTCATATTTTTTTGACTCCTTTTTTAAAAAATTATTTAATAAAACCAATTTATCGGAGACATAACGTTTCCGGAAACGGAGTAATTCGCTTTAGCGAGTTTAACTTGCAGCGCCTTAAAAGCGTCATTTATGACGCTTGCTTCTTCTACGCTTAAAAAATCCCCCACACAGTAGAAAGACATCGTGCCCAAATAACCCTTTTTAATATAATTGCTATTGCCATAGGCCCACGCGAACAATTTTAAGGACGATTTTTGAGCGACGAGAGCAGGAACTTCCTTAGAAGCTCTCTCGTTCATGCTTATGTTTGCGCCTTCTACGGATGGATTTTGCACGTATATACTTGAGGCACCGGTAGTCGGACTTTTAGTTATGGCGATAAGTCCTCCGGCAACCGCATTACGCGTTTCTGTACTGTCAAACGATGTACTTGCAGCATCAGTAGAGGTGGTACTAATGTTTCCAAAGATAGAAGTAGAAATTCCGTTGTCAGTAATCATAACACGGGTCGTTCCTTTCGTGCCCGTATCCGATGTTGCGGGGATAATAGAGAGGGGTATGCTTGTCCCCGTTGATAAGACTTTAGAAATGTCAGGAAGACTCATCATTATATGGCCAGCGTTATCCACCAATTTGCTCTTGCTGTCAGGAAACAAAGCCGTATCTATCCACTTCGTTGCTTGCAAAGCAGACCAATTCCCGTCATTGGTTTCTGGGCTGCCAGAACTTATTCCGGGGAAAGACCCGGGTCCACCTACGCTAAAATCAGAATTCGTAAATCCGTGGCTTAAGTCTATCGGTCCCCCGGCGTCAGAAATCAATGGCACAAGCGCGGCATCTATATTTTGCCCTATAAACAAATTACATCTAGAAATTTTATTCCTTAATCCCGAAACGGATTTTATTGACAACATAAATTCATTAACGGCCTCCACTTGGGAACCAGTAAGCATTCCTCCGTTATTGGGGACTTTTTCGTTTGCCCACTCGTTGACCTCCTCGTCAAAGGCGCCCACGGCGCCCGCTACGACATGCTGGTTTCTTCCGAGGTCCTTATCTAAGGTGCCTAGCGCATCGTTCATAATGTCCGGCTTAAACGATCCCGTGTTACCTGCAGAATAGAATGACATAGTTATCTGTTTGGTATAAGCAGATACGATATTATTCATAGAAAAACCAAACAAGGACAAGTTCTCTCCGGAAGCAGCAGTAAGTTCTGACAAAGTATATCTTAGCTTCAAGCCCCCATCGTGGTGCAAATTCGCCGTTTTTCCACCGTTCGTAGTCGACAAGGAGTATAGTCCGCCACCTTTGGTTATGTCGTCTGTGCCGAGACTTAAGCTTATGATGCCATTCATGCTGTTCTGTAAAATTGAAGACATCGAAGTAGAGCAAAATCTATTTTTGTAATTGGCATTGTAAAAGACATTCAAGCCCTGATTTTTCCAATCGGTTCTATTTATAAAATCGAATACAGTATCTGAGGCTCCTAAACCTCGACCAGTTCTTTGCAGCCAGTCTGAAACGAGTCCGTCTATACTGCCTTGAGAAATAATCATGTTGACATCAGCAGGGTTAATGTAATTGTATCCTCTGCAGCTATATAGATTATTTAGATAGAAGGCTAAAGTTTGATTTGGGGGAGGTATTACATTTGTTATCAAGGAAGGGATATTACATGCGTAATATTTTGTGGCGTCGTATTGGCAGTTTAAAGTAGGCCTAAAAGTCTCTACGCTTTGATATGTATCGTTACCAATAAAGAACGAGGTGTCCCTGTATCTAGAGCCAAACCCTCTGAACTTGACTCCAAATTGATCTCCTCCACCCGCAATCAAATTTGGACCAATCGAGGTTTCCAAATCGTCGGAATGACTGCCAATTAATTTTATCGCCATATGGTGGTCCCCGTCCCCCAAAAGAGAGCTGATCGGAGTAAGGGTGTTCAGATATTTCCCACCCACCCCAGTATTGGTTAATCCTGCGCCGCTACCCATGGGAGAGTAATCGCTTTCTACAAAATTAGCCACATAGTCTACGTTCGGGCCGCTGTCTGCTATTAGAGGGACTAAAGCGGCTTTTAGATCTAACCCACAAAACAAATTCATCCTTTTTATGTCATTTCTTATCCCGGCTGCTTTTATGGATGTCATGAATTTATCTACAGAGTCTACTACTCTTGAAGAAAGCTTGCCATTATTTAAATCTAAGACCTTATCATGTGCCCAATCCCAAACCTCGTTATCGTTCGATATGAACCTACCCCTACGTAAACTCTTGTTAAGCGTCCCTAAGGCCGCGGCCAATTTCGTATTCTTCGTCGCGTCTAAAGATCCAACTCCGACCAGATAAGAAGCTATTCTGCCTTCATATTGCCCCAGACCCCCTCCGTCTGGCTTAGTTTTACCAAAAATTGTTATGGGGTGATCAGATAGACCCGGGTTGCAAATTGGACCAGCGTAAGTAGCGGCCCTTGCCCCATCTTGTATTTCTGTCCCTTGATGATCCTTTACAAAAGAAAGCATGACTTGCCCACCAGAAGTCAACGCTCCGGCAGCCGTGATACCATAAGGATACAAGTACGCTTTAGAAGACCAGCCTACGGAAGAGTTAACTATCGGGTTGTCGTCATGCGCCAAACAGGTTTCGCTAGAACCAAAGGAAATATCGTCTGTTTTAAAAGACAGATTTAATACCCCGTCACCTAATACGATGTTTCTATTAACTGAAATAGGGGGCTCTAAAAAATTAACCACATAAGACAAATCGGCATCGATTCCGGGCATAGAACTTGGCTTCAAGCCCGTATCAATAAACTTGTCCGTCGACCCATCAGAATAAATTCCTTGGATAAAATCTTTGTAAGTAAATCCGAAGCTTTTATCTACATCATGACCGAGCTCTTCCGTTATGAGAGGCACCATTGCGGCCTTAAGGGCGAACACTTTTCCTATATCGCTTTGGGTTGTGTCGTCCCCCACAAAAGGATTAAATCTTTTAATGAAAGGCCTAATGCCCTCGGCCTTGATAGTGTTCATCCAGTCATTAACGCAATTAATTGAATCTTCAGTAAGAGTGCCTCCGTTTTTGGGTACTCTCGTATAGGCCCAATCATAGACCTCTTCGTCTATGTTCCTTTTCAGTTTTAAATCTAAATTAGAAAGGGCGTCGCTCACAGCTGCCACTTCATCCGGACTCAGGCCTGCCCCCATGGTGTAGTAACCCATCCTAGCAGAATTGTCATGAGAATTTAGATGAAAGTCGGGATACTTTGTCATGATATGAATCATGTCGTTGCTAGTAACTATCTCGGGGTCTACGGCATTAGAAGAGGTAGCTTTCGCTACTTTGTCTAAGTAAAGCGCAGCAGAATTAGAAGTGGTTCTATTAGCGGTCCACAATCCCTTTACTGAGGAATCCCCCCCCTGCACAGAATAAATTTTGAATTCTCTAATGTGTATTTCTTGGTCTGAATCATATGGGGATTGCTTAACCCACCAAGGGCTATTGTATAAACCAACGGCAGGCTGATTACCCGTGGACATTCCTCCGCCTGAGGTGTTATCTCCAGTAGAGCCTCCTGCTACTCCCCCAGCCCATTGGATTTCGATTTTGTCTCCTGCTGAAAGGTCAGGAATTACGATGCCGTAGTCTCTTGGGCAGTGAAGCGCCGGCAGGTTAACGTTTGAGCCTAGCAACTCAGAACACGGAGTGCCGTCATTAGCTACCGTTTCTGGGCCCGAAGCTCCCGTACTGTGATCTCCGGTTAATATTACTTCGTCGTTTTTAAGAACTCTCCAAATCAGACCCCATTTGCCTTTCGTTATGAATCCTTCAAAATTTATTTTATGCATCCCACTGTTCTCAGCCGTATATGAGAACACTTCGTCAGTAACCCAAGCTTGCGAGGCAGTCGAAGAAATAGCGAAATCAGATGTCAAATATGGAAGGGACATTGGTGAATACATCACGGATTCTATCCCGCCCACACTAGTAGAATAATTTAATGCGTCGTGTCCCCAAACATAAGCCGATACAGAGTCCGAATTAAAATCTATGGAGTATCTAGGCTTACTTCCCCCGCCTTCTACGCCATGAGCAAAAGTCCTTGACCCTATCGAATCAAAATTAGCATAGTTTTTTATCGAGAAATGACCGCTTTCATCTGTTATAATATCTGATATTTTGGCGCCCGTATCTAGGTGCCCCCCAAGAGAGCCTTTTAGACCTAAGTGCGAAGCAGCACTAAAGGAATTAAAATTATAAATTTTATCTACTTTATGTCCCATGGAATTAATTATGGGTACAGTTTTGGCCGCTAGATCTTGTCCCGCAAACAGATTTGCTCTATCTAATTTTTCCCACAAACCAGCAGTATTTTTAATTTCAGTTACCCACGCATCGACGGCATCTACGTCTCTCCGTCTAAGGATCCCCCCATTAGAAGGCACTCTGACATTAGCCCAATCCCAGACTTCCTCATTCTGAGCGCTAAATACCGTTTTATTGTCGTCGTTTGTTTCTAAGGCCTTGCTCAGAGAAAGGACTTCGGAAGCAGTCAAGCCTTTGCCAAGAGAATAAAAAGAAATTCTTTGGTCTGAATGTTTAATCCTCTTGTTCAATGATTGGTCATACCTTGCGAAGAGAGAGAGCCTAGAAACGTCTGGCAATAAGCCGCTATTTTTAGATACCTTTTCTGCCTTTTTGGTTCCTCCGACATAAAGAGAAGAGGAGTTTTGATTTAACACGGAAATGGTCATAAGGCCCTTGCTCTCGGCGGAAGACAGCAAAGAACGCACCTCCCCGCCCATGCCCAAATTGGCGGAAACCACTTCGGCGCCCACGTTTAAATAAGCACTATGTCCCGCAGAAGAACCAGAGCAGCCCATTAAAGTGGTGTCTAATTTACTAGCCACTGTTTCAGTTTTCACAGAAAAATGTAAATTATTTTGTAGCAAGTCTTCCGAAGGGTTAATATTTAATTCTAAGTATTTAGAAAAACCGTCTCCTTTTAATCCTTCTTTCTCATAATTATCAGCCACGAAATTATACGACGCATCATATCTGCCGCCCACTTTTGAAATGATGGGTACTAAAGCCGCTTGGTAAGCGTAATAACTACTGTCCTTAGCTAAAAATAAATTAAGTCTAGTTAGTTTAGATTTAATTGGATCAATTTTTTTGATGAATTCGTCTGCGGCAGCAACAACGGCTTGATCCATGTAAAGGTAAGGGTCACCAATTTTTTCAACAGTTTTTATGTTAGCCCATTCCCACGCCTCACTGGTTTCGGCCGCATAATATTCTCTTCCTAAAGTTTTGTTCAGGGCGTTAAGAGCAGAGGTCAAAACGTTTACTTCGTCATCGGTAAGGGAGGAGCCAATAGAATAATAATTAACCGACTTCCTGAAAGCCCTATTAAGCATATTATCTGAATTGTTTACTCTGAATAGATAGACGGATCCTGACGGCAAATGGGATGAAGTGGAAATGGTTTCATTATAACCGAGCTCTACTCCATTATACCACAAAGAAATGCGGTTTGTTTTTGCGTTGCCTAAGTAAAAACCCATCGCGGGATTATAATACTTAGTGTTAGTATGATATGCCGAAGCGCTATTATCTGCCCAGCCAAAAGTAGACCTTCTCGATTTCAATCCAGAGACCATCTGCCCCATCCTAGTAGACGAAGTGCCGCTAAAGCCTTCTCTACCCGCCGCCCCAAGGAAAGGAACCCAGCTAGTTCTTTCATATGCGCCCATCGTATTTATTGCAAGGTGTCCGTTAATGTTTGTCAATCCAGCCGAACCCAAGACTAGCCCGGTATCTAAATGTTTGTATGTGCCAGACACGACGCCTCTATCTTTTAAGCCGGCTTCTTTGCCAGAAGGTGAGTAGTCGCTAAGCGCAAAACCGTTATTTTGATCTATGCTATTACCATGATCTTTAATTATCGGAACTAAAGCAGAAAACAAATCGTTTCCAGCAAAAAGATTTACTCGTTTTAATTTTTCTCTTAATCCATTTGAAGACTTAATGGCAAGCATCCATGAATTAACCGCGTGTATGGTTGCCTCATTTATTGATCCACTGTTATCATGAACCCTAGACACCCACTCGGTTACTTCAGGATCGAAGCCGCTAGATTCGGGCTGAGCACTCTCTTTCATGTTAGACACCACGGGCAAAATAGCATTTCTGCATACTCTTTCCCTCGTTTTGGGCCTAAACTTTAAAGATCTCTGCTGTTTAACGTTCCTCATTTTATTAAACTAATGTTAATATGCAATTATGAGGACGAGTTAATAGTGTTTACATAACCATAAACAAAGACTTTGTCCGTAGTGTTTGGCGTTATACCATTCACGGATTTACCATCTTGTAAAATTAACCCCGGAACGACCAAGTATAATCCTGATTGAGCGGTTATCAATTGCGTTATATCATAATCCGTGCCTGCGCTACCGCCATATTGAATGGTTAAACTCTGGGTATCCGTGCTTGAGTTATAAGCATAAAGCCACAGTTCGTGCCAATCAGACGTACCGGTAACTGAGGTGTGAATTAATGTACTGGTATTCGCAATCTTAATTCCGGTTCCTCCATCGGATTGACTTAATTTAATTTTGCTATATGTTGCCATAATTTTTTATCCTTTTTTTAAGTAAATATTTGTAGTTCTAATACTGTGATTGCCGCTATCCCAATTGGACCCTGCGGTCCGAGGCCTCCCGCGTCTCCTTTTGCTCCGTCAGCACCCGTTGGCCCCGTGGGACCCGTGGGACCCGCATCACCTTGAGCGCCATCTATACCGTCACTCCCATTTGCTCCGGGAGGACCGACAGGACCTATTGGGCCAGAAACGCCGACACAATCTTCTTCGACTTGTTTAATGAATCTAGACATGATTTTATTTTTATGTTGTTACGTCCATAAAGGTTACCGTGGCAGAAACCTTTCCGCCATCTCTTCCGTTAATAATCAATTTTTCAAACTCGCTCAGCAAGAACTTCTCGTATCCAAATTGAAAAGTGTCTCCGGCCTTAACCGTTAAATCTTTTACAATAATAGTGCTGTTACCAGTAGTGCTTCCGCCGCCAACCAAATGAATAGTTACTTCTTCGTCAGAGGCAGTAGTATTGCACAAATAAAGTCCTACGCCAGCGAGCTCTGTGTCTTCGGCGGCTTCTAATACCGTAGTATCTCCGTTTGTTACTAAAACATTGTTAACCATAATTTCACCTTTATTATTTTAATAAATTCTTTTTATTCTATTTTTTTTAACCAAACGCTATAGACCACTTTATTACGTCGGCAGCGGTCATGTTCCCTGAGGATTCCTTTCCTCGTGTTCCTGTTGGTCCGGCGAGACCCTGCATCCCCCTCTTGCCTTGTTTTCCAACCACGCTTACTACGCCAGCAAACCTTAGGGTGACAATGCCGTTTGGCTTTTTTACGTTGCTAGAAGTAAAAACTACCGCTAGTTTATCGCCCGCAGCTACAGCGATCGTAGACGAATCAGAACCAGAGGCTTCATCAGTAAATACACTCGATCCGACAGCACCTTCCATATGTAACAAAAGTTTAGTATAACTATTTGATGTGTATGGCTCCGTAGGGACGGAAAAATTATCTACTGTCCACTCTGCTATGTCCTTAAGCACTCTTATTTCGTCTATATTTCCTTCAAAAAAGTCGCTTTGGGTCGCGCCGCTTGGAGAAGGATGGCTCCCAATAAATAAACTGTTATTTGAAAAACCGCCAATCTTAGTATCGCCCGGAATAGTTTCATTAATGACTCTGCTTCCATCTACGTGAAGATTTAATTTAGAAACAGGGCTTGAGCCATCAGAATCCACCATTCTAATCATAGCGATATGGTAGAAGATGTCTGCGGCCGGTGACCAATCTGCCGACAAAGTATTTACTGTCCCGTTTTGGACATAAAACACTTCAAGCCTTGAAGACAGCATGCTCTCTGTCACAACCGTATCTAGAACCAATGCGTTTGTTTGATTACAGGTATAAGATATGACATTACCTGACACCAAGCCGGTTAAAATAGTGTTTTCTAATTCTACGGGAGATGAGTGTATGTCTGTGTTTGATGCCTCATAGGAAGTATTAAGTATTCCGTTTACATAAATTTTAATTTCTATATTTACGTCGTTAAGAGGGGTACTGCTGCTGGCTTTTACAGATACAGAAACGTCGCCAGTATTTTTTACCACGTGAGAAATAATAGGCGTGTCGCTTGTTCCTTCGCCGGAATGAAAATATTCGTGCGTGCGGCTTTCGTTAGTAGAAGCGGATATGTATTTTACTCCCCAATCGTTATTACTAAATAAAGTTTGACCACTTCCCGATACGGCAAGCCCATCACTGTCAAAACTAAATCTCCCTTCCACGGTAAAGTCTTCTTTGTCAAAAATCCAATGAAACACATCCTGATCGACTATTAAGCTCTGTGAGCCATTAAGGCTTACGCTGGAATCCCCAAGAGCGGATGGAGAAACCAAGGAGGGGCTACCTACAATAGAGACGGGGTGCCCGGATGAGACAGAATCAGCCTTTTTTAAAGTGCGGATACCTACCGGGGTATCTTTAGTAATAGTAGTTGATATGTTTGTAGGTTCATTATTTTTATAAAGCTCTGCAACGACCCATTCTGAAGAAGAGGTGTTATTATTTTCTATAAGAAGATTCAAATAAAAATTAGTAGGCTCAGCAAAGAAAGCTCCGATTTCGTTCAGTTCTGTTTTGGAAATGCTGCCCGTTTTTTCAATACTGAGAGAAGGGTTTAAGACGCTGAATGCTTGTCTTGTCGTATTTAACCCAAGAACAAATTCTCCCGATCCTGACACTATCACCGTAGATCCCACCCCAGTAACTCCCGGTTCGCCCCGCTCTCCAGCAGGGCCTTTGGGTCCATCACTCCCTCTATCCCCCGCTTCTCCTTTCCCTCCATCGGCTCCCGGAGCGCCAGCAGGGCCTTCGTCACCGGTTTCGCCCTGTAGCCCTATTGGTCCGGCTGGGCCAGTATCTGAAAGTTTAATTCTTTGGGGAACGCCATTACCCAAGTTCGAATGCATATATATATCGCTTGGCGTGTTATTTGATAACGGCGCAGTGAAAGAAATTATTAAAGGGTTATCTGCGTCGCCCGCAATCCCTCCATCGGCAGCATTGTCACTATATCCCTCCGTATAAGGTTCGCCTCCAGCTATATCTGTCGAAAAATATATTGTTCCCCCGGCGGTAGAATCATCACTCATAGTAAGAACATTTTTCGTCCCCTTGATGAAAAATTTTGGTTCGTTCGGGTCAGCGTCATCCCCATCCATATTTAACTCCCCATTGTTAATTATGACACTTCTCTCTATTTGTCCGCCAGCACCAGCGATACCTGCCAGCCCCTGAGGCCCCTGCTCTCCCGGAGGCCCCACTGCTCCCTGAACTCCCTGTGATCCCGCTGGCCCTTCTATCCCTTCACCGCCACTCAAAGCAACGTCCCAAGACGTGCCGTCACCAAACGTTCCAGCCCCCTCGCTAGATGTTTGATCAAAGTCTAGTACGCCAAACCCATCATCATAATTATTAATTTTACCATGAATAACGGCCGCTTTATCACCGTCTGCACCCCGATTAGACAATATAATTTGCTGTCCCGGTTTAAACGATAAGCCTTTATCTACTTTTATTTGTTTTCTATTAGCCATGATATTTAAGTTGAATTAGATAAGTCTGCGAACCCTCCTTGGAGATCTTCCATATTAAGCAATAACATTGTGCTGTCATCAGCTACGAAAGCGTCTTTAGCAGGAATATCTCTTACGGCGTTAGATATACGAACTTCATCCAGATAACCCTCAAACAGCAGGCCTTGTCCTGTCGCTGAGTTTGGATCAACCGAATACCTGCCCCCGATATAAAGATTAAAAGACCCATTTAGTTTTTCTTCCGAAGGGATACCGGTTGATTCATCTTCGTTTGTTCCATCTATCCAAAGCTTTACCTTGGAGCCGTCATTTGTAATTGCTATATGATGCCAAGTGTCTGCGGTTAACACGCTTGACGCTTTAACTTTTAAAGTCTGAGGACTACCCAAAGCGCCAGAATGATATTGATAATACAAATGATTTACTCCCGCTTGGTCTTTTTGGATATACATAACCCAGTCATATCCATTGGCATCCCAAGCGCCAGAATCTCCTTCATTTGAAATAATATCCATTTTCATGCTAGGGTTGACATCATCAAACTTGGCCCAAAACTCTAAAGTTTTAAAACCAGAAAGGTGCCAGTTGCTGTTTGGGTCTTCTGGTATACTGGGGATTATAGCCCTGCTTCCCTTGCTAAAGAATGCAGAGCTACCGAATCTACCATTTTCTATTTTAGTTTCAGTAGAAACGGGCTCATGCCTATCTCCCAAGTTAGCAGTATTTTCAAAATTTTCATCGAAGTGCCACAAGTGCTTGGCGTCTTGATCGTCATCTAAGAAGACAGAGACTGGGGGATCAAAGACTTTGTCTCCCGCGTTAGCGTCACCATCATGATACCTAGCTATCTCCGACAGTCTGATGTCGTTTTGTAAACCATGCACTCCGGAAGTTATGGCATCACCAATTCGAAAAACAGGATTCTGGTAAATAGAGCTAGAGTCTATTACTTGCATGTCTATAACCCCATTAACATAGGCTCTATAAGTATTACCTTTTCTTTCGAACACAATATGGTGCCACGAATTTAAATCCATCACCTCCCTACCTATAGATTTCCCAATCTGGCTTTCCGGATAAGTGCCCACGTGGGCAATATAGCTTTCATCTGGCTTTATAAGCCGCCAGAATAATCTCGGAGCAGTCTTCGAGCCCTCTTGACCCTTGCTGAGCTGCATATACGGGGACGCCCAAACTGTTATTCCTTCGGGCGGAGCCGGCTGGCCCGTGTGGGGACAGCTTGCCAAAAGGGTATCCCATTGCGCGCCGCCAAAGCCCCCGGTGCCAAAACTATCATCCCACCTATACCAACCTTCTACCGTCCAGTCTCCCCCATAGTCAAGAATATGGGTTTCTACGCTGCTACTGAAACCACTGCGATACAACCAAAGCGCAGACTTCTCGTTGTCCGAACCCAAAGCGCCATTTTGCCATTTTCCTGAGCCTTTTATTTTTGTGCCGTGCACCGTTTGGGTTATTGGGTCCTCTGACGGAGCGAAGTCCCTAAATGCATCATTGAAATGCAATAACAATTTAGTATTACCATCCGGTACGAATTGGCTATTAAATAAATCTTCTTTGTCTTTAGTATAGCGCGCTTTGTCAGAAATACGCACTTCGTCAATTGAACCCTTGAAATGCTCCACGGCCCCTTCTTTGTTCAACACTCCAATTGCTATCGGGTTGGGCGACTGCACGAAATAGGGAAATGCTATTGAATCTTCTTTTATTCCATCTACATATAGAGCTATTTGCCCGGTTCGTCTTACCACAGCAATATGATGCCACTCCGAATCTGTTATTGGGGTAGTTCCATTGAGATTGCTCCAAGCTTTCCCTGCTCCACTTTGAAGCGCGCCAAACCGTGCAAGGTGGTCGTCGCCAACAATGCTTAAGTGCCAATGTTTATGGGCCGCAGTAAAGTCGGATATTATATGGGTCCCCCAATTCTTCTCGTAGACAAGTCCGTCTCTTTTTATCCAAGCCTCTATGGTAAAATCTCCAGTACCAAAGGCCCAATCTGGATGGTCAGGAACAGTTAAATGAGAAGTCTCCCCATTGAAGATGGCGCACCCCTTGCCAAATTTACCGCCTACGATCTCAAGATCTCGGCTCTTTCTTATCTGATGAGCATTAGCGCTCATATCTATAATTTCATCAAAGTGCAATAACAGTTTTGTTTTTGGTTCGTTTCCAAATCTCCCAACGGGAGGTGTAAAGTCGGCGGTATAAACAGCGGACCTTGTGACACGAACACCATCCATCGTGCCTTCAAAAAAGTGCTGCGCATCCCGATTAGAGCTGCCGCCAGTGCTATAAAGGGAGCCAATGGCCAAATTAAAAGGCGCTTTCTGCATGAGGCCTTGCACCTGCGAGCCCACACTTTTACCATCAATATAAATTGTTAGTGTCCCATTATGCCTTACTGCAGCGACATGTTGCCACACACCCACAACGACCTTACCACCATAAAAACGTATTCCACCCGAGTTGCCAATCGCATTGCTCCATCCCAAATGCCCATCTGTGTACAGATAAAATGACCAACCATTCATCGCGCCACCAGCAAAAAGTCCTCCAAAACTTGACGGAAGGGAACCGGGCTTAATCCAAGCCTCAAGAGTAAAGTCTTCCGTGCCGAATTTCCAATCGTCATCTTCAGGACATTGGAGGTATCCAACCTTAGGATAAGGGGCGGCGTTGCCTTTGCCACTAAACTTTGCGGCCGAGGCTCCTATTTTAGGTATTATATATTTATCAGGCCCTATGAGTTCCTTGTTTTCCATTAAGGCTGCTATCTCGTTAGTGTTTGCTGCGGCTTCGTAAATGCGAACTTCGTCCATGCTCCCGCTGAATTCATAATTTCTTGATCCGATGCAAAAATTATCTGGTGTTTTACCGAGCGTCCCAGCGTAAGTAAAGCTGTGAAAAACTTCTCCGTTGCACCAAAATTTTATTAGATTTGCCGCGTCTCTTGTTAAAGCTACATGATTCCATTCGTCTTTTTTAAATGGCCCCGTGCCCGATGTTCCCGCATCCGGGCTTTTCTGATATAAGACGGTGGTTTTTCCATTATATACCTGCATCTCATAGCCGGCAGATTCTTTGCCTAATAGTCTAAAAACCCAATTACCATCATAATTTGCAGTATAATAATTTAATGATGAGAAAATATCATTCCCTTCGCCATTTCTCCCTGCTAGGTCGCTATTAACCCATGCGGCCATAGTAAATTCTCCATCAAAAACAAAATCGTCATGAGCAACGACAGTGATGTAGCCTTTACGGCTGCTCGGCCAAGCTAAAGCCCGCCCAAACCTTCCTTCTACGGTGTTTTTCGATGCCGACCATCCTTGTGCTGCGTGAAGCATTGCAGTGCCGGGATGGACTTCGGTAGTTTCTTGAACACTCATGCCGACAATGTTCTCCATCGTCCAGCGAGCTTTAAGCCTTTTTACCCATTGCGGATCTTTTAAATCCTTGTCGCCCGTGTCGCTGCTAGACAATACTTTTATGTGCTCTGGAGTAAGAGCGAGGTTATTATATATTCTTAATTCGTCTATTTCTCCGGCGAAGTACTGCTGCCCACCGCCGGTTGGTGAACGCCCTATCGTCAGCGAATACGTCGGGTCCCCAAACGCAGTGGTGTGGCCATGGGTAAACGACAATTTACCATTAATAAATACCTTAGATCCATTACCTTGCCTAACGACAGCAAAATGTCTCCATCCTTCGTCGGTGTCGACGGTTTTCTTTACGGTTTGTCCACCAACAACGAACTCAACCTCATTTTTTGCTATAAAACATACTACGCCTTTAGTATAGCCCCCCGCAGACGCATTTCGCCACCCGAACGCCATAGCGGTAGCTTCCGAGGACAGCTTCGAAGTTTTAGCCCAGAAAGAAATTGAAAAATCTGCATTTCCGGGTTGGAACACTGCGGCCGTATTTGCAGCAGAGACATGAGCCCATTGAGTCCCAGAAAGTTTTAACGATTTTCCGAATTTGCCATCCACGAGCGTTCCGCTAACGGGGTCCGCATTTGGTCCGTGCTTTGCAACTAAAGTAGTACCACTTATGCTTGCCATGTCAAAGTGGACCGTTGGTATAAATGCGCCTTCTACGTTGGGCGACGCCCCACTACTAATCAGGCTGACCGGTAAAGAATTTGCGGAAGCATTTAAAAGATTGATCTCGCTTTGCTCCAAAGCCCTTCTATAAACCCGGACATCCTCGACGGAACCTTTAAAATAATTCGGATTCCCCGGAGACGCAGAGGCCCAACCTATAGAGAGGGGCTTATTGGGGCTGTTTAATCCATTGGGCATTGAGGCAGTCGGGGCTGATGCTTGCTTTACGCCATCGACATAAAGATTAGATGTGTCGCCCTCTCTTCTATATACATAATGATGCCAGTCGGTATCCGCTATAGCAGAGTCACTATACGTGTTTATCACCGGCCCGGCAGAGCTGCCGGTGGCCATCCCAACTACTTGAACCCTAAATTTATTGTTGTCATCGAAAATTATTTGGATGCAACCTACAACATCGTTACCGTCTACAGAGTCATCAGATGGATCACCCCAGCCCAAACCTATAACTCCTTCACGCCCAGTTCTTTCCCTCTTGATCCAGAACGCCATTGTAAAGTCTTTTTTGAAATACCAGTCGTTATGTATACCGCAATCGACGTAATCATTAACGCCATCGAACCGTATGGCTCCACCAAACTTACCGGCAGTCATACCATGAGGAGGCGCAAAATTCTTTAATGTGGCGGGATGATTTCCGTTTTCGTCCAGCATAAGATTATTACCATATATGCCGTCCATTTTCCAATGGGAAATAAGTCCTCTACTTCCAACTTCCAAAGCTACGCCGTGATTTACAACTGTATGACCGTTATCAATTGTTAAAATCGAACTAGATTGACCTTCAAATTTACTGGTCTTTCCCGCAGGCCCTTGATTGCCCGGGTTACCCGGTTCTCCTTTAGCGCTTTTTATGTTAATTACTCCTCCCTCACCAGTATGTGAGGAGCAATAATAATATAAGACATCAACGTTTATATCAGCGGGGACGGTAAACAACGCCTTGCCTGTTGAACCCGGAGAACCAGAATAGTCCCAACCAGTCGAGTATTCGCTATCACTAGCGCCATCAACCTTGGTTGCTATTTTTATTGGGTGGGTACCGTTTGATGCGTGCTCTTGGTTAAATTCATAGGTGTGCCCTTTGACTAAAGTTAGTTCAGCGTTTGCAGTTTCATTTATATGTAACTCATTAACGTCATTCAGTTTAGCGATGGTAACCGTAAATTTTCCTGTAGGCGTCGGCTTGGGCGCGGGTCCCGCGGGCCCCTGAGTTCCCTTACCGGCGGGAGCAAAAGTTAATGCAATTTTTTTATCTTTATCAAATTGGCCATAGTGATGTATATATTTGACATTGAAAATTATAAAACCTTCGCTACTTTCGTCTGCGTCTTCAGAAATCTCACCAACCCAAAAGTATTCGGGCTCTTCTTTATTTATGAGTTTAATTCTTGAATTTTTTACTTCATCAAGGGAGCGAAGCCAGAGCTTACAATCTACGTTGTCGGAATTTTTATGACTTACTATAATTTTTGTTACAAGATGTTCTCGCCATTCGTTAAGTTGAAGTTGTCCGTCGTTTATTGTATTGACTGTATTTTCTGGGCCCACGACAAAGGACTGAGTATCTCCGCCGAACGGCCCGTCGACACCAGCTTCCCCTTGTTCTCCCCGCTCCCCTCTTAGAGAAGTGCTCCAATTGCCGAAATTTCCAGAGGCTTCTTGAAAACGAAGCTTGTATAAGTTGCTTGAAGCGCCCCATTCGTGTGACGGGACAGGACCAATAGGGCCAAGTTGACCGACGTTTCCTTCCTTAGCCAGAAGAGACCAGAAAGAGCCGTCGGTTGGCGGCTGTTTGCTGGTTGTATCTTTTATACATATATAAGAACTTCCTTCGTAATATACGCCCAAACCGAGAGTATAATCACTATCTGTCCATTCACTATCCCAATCTATACCAATCTCTCCTTGCGGTCCTTGGCCGCCGGGTAAACCTTGCACGCCTTGAATCCCCTTGGGGCCAGTATCGCCCACGCCGCCCTGAGGTCCGGGATCACCCTGAGTTCCTTGTGCGCCTTTCTCTCCCTCAGGTCCTGCTGCGCCGACCTCAGAAACAGTAATAGGGCCGCCCATATAATCATGAGTTTCACAGCCATACCATAGGTCATCTGGGGCGTTAAAAGGTACTTTGAATATCAATATCCTCGGATCACTTACGTTTCCTAACGCTCCTTGAATGGTAACGCCTTTACTTCCGTCGGTGTCATATTTCGTTTGGGTTTGTCCGCCTTGAGACGAAGTATATATATTCATGGGGTGGCCGCTGTTACCTCCCGAAGACTGATTAAAATAGTAAGTGAAGCCTCTAATTAGATGTATAGAGGTATATTCTGT